CTCCAGCAAAGGCGACGCTCAGGCGGTCGCCTTACCACCCGTCCCGAAGGACAAATGGTTCCGTGCTGCCAGTGTAACAGTTTTACACTCCCTCGTATCCGTTCAAACAACATCCAAAGTGCAAGCGTGGAGAACTTGCTAGATGTTGTGTAATGGCACCCACTGCTTCCGCAATCGGAGAGCATGGGGTAGGGTCCACTGATCTACTCGCGGCGAGGGTTCCTCGTCAGGCATCAACCGGAAAGTGTGAGGTTCAGTGTGAACCTCACGTTTGGCTTTCTCGGTCAACAACCTATGGAGGTCTCCCCATCCCGAACGGCCCTTTGGTGCATCATAATGCACCGGTGACGTCACCCACACCCGCATGACGAAATTGTGCAAATCGGAATCGATACCGATAGGCACTCCGCGTGCGAAGTTGTGGAGAGCGGCCACAGTCCATGACTCAACGTGGCGGGCGAGTGAAAGCTCGCCTGGCGGAGCGCATGGTAAAGGGCCAAGTACATCTTCAACAATGTTAAAGAAGCACTCGGACGCAAAGTGGTAACCTTTGCCCCTCAGGGCATTGGCGATTGCACAATGCGCGACTAGATCACCGGGCGTAACCTCAAACGGAAGTGCTTTCGGTTGGGTACATGATACATCCTCACCGAGGAATGCATCCAACCCGCACGATTCGCGGAAATGTTTCGCGATACAGCACTTGTGAGTATTGAAGACGAGCGAGAGCTCGCTAAAGAACTCGTTGAGGTCGTGGAATCGCCCTGCGGGGACAATGAGATCGTCCCCGTAAACGTAAACGCTAGGTTGCTGTCGTGTCCTGTGGCCACGACGACCTAGCGCCCAGTCAGGGTCGAAGAAAGATACCGCAAGGGCCCAGAATACCATAGCTTCGATGGGGAAGCAAACTGCTGACCCCATCGTTGCATGCTTCTTGAGCAAGAGCGGCTCATGTGGGAGGTCCGCGGGAATATCATCCCCGAGGTCGACATGCGTACTCCTCACCGCGTTTAGGACTCTTGTCCAGCGAGGTGGAAGAAGCATGTTTACAAGCCACATGCTCACACGGTCACTAGCATCACTGAGGTCAAGCGTCTCGAGATGAGACGTATAGGACCCCAACTCAGCGAGTGATCTGTTGATACCCTGATCAGTGAATGACACACGTCCTCTTGTGAGGGGGTGTTTCTCCAACCAATCATACAACAAATCCTTCAAACCTTGCTGGAAATACATGCAAGCAACAGGCTCACATGCAATCAGGCGGGGGCCACGGAAGTCTTTAGGTACTGCGACAAGTCGCGACACCTTGGGAACATCTGTGGTCTGAAACCCACTTTCAGCAATGAATGAAGAATCGACGAGGTGAGTAGCATTGACGAACGTGTAGTCCGCGTAGCTAAACACATCATCGAGCGATCGATGATACGGGAACGTGTACCACTTGTCGTGGTTCCGCACCTTCTCAGCGACCGCCCCTGGGCCGTGTGAGGGAAGGATTGCAAGAGGGTCAAGGCCTACTCGGGACCCCTCAGGGCCCTTAAGAGTAGACTCCAACACCCTTGCCAGCAATACGCGAGCAACTTCGACAGTGCGACGCGTACTTTCGGAGAGGTGTTCACCTCCAGCCGAAGGTTCAGGAAGGCAGGCCTCGATCTCGACAAACGTCTTGATCTTCGCCTGTAGCTTCGATGAGTCACTGTTCATCCTCCACTTTGCGCCAAACCCGAGGACCTGGCGCAAGATCTTGATTTCGTTAACAAGCATGGTCCGACCAAGACATGAGAGGTTGTCAATCTCGTCAATGCCGTTGATCTGTAGCATCACTGCTACGAGCGACGCCTGCATTGGACTCTCAAGCGTGTCAGGTAGACACAACTCATCCTTCCGCGTGGCAAGCCACTGCGTAAAGGAACGCCCGAGGGCGGGAAGCGACAGGATGTCGCTATCCGTAAGTCGTGCTATATCTGCGCTGAGAGTCGTAGCAAAACGTTGCCTAATCTCTCCACGATGGACCATGTCTACCGAGTCATGGACGAGGGCTTCCAGGAAGGTTCGCGAGAACCTTATAATTTCCTGAAAGCAAGAGTTCGACGTGTTACCCATGGTAACCTCCTTTTGAGTGTTGCTCTTGACGCATGCGACCACTCGCCCATAACTGGGGCGGACGGCCAAGGAACTTAGGTCTGGAAATTCAACAGGCCATCAATCCTGCCGGATTTGAGCGCAAGCGCTCGCATGGCAATCAGGAAGGCGTATTCAATTTCCCCAGCCACATACGGGTCCACCGCGGACAGTTCCGTGTCGTGTATGAGCGTGAATGAGCTCTTTATCGGAGCCATGCGCCCAGACGCGAGCGGAATTCGCCCACGGAGTTGAACAAGTGACTGGGTAACGTTCCCGCCGCTTGTCCAGGTGTGTGCGAGGCGAACCGTTGCTTTGGTAAGCTTCAGTATCGCACCCAGCGAGTCCCCCTCGGTGGGGGAAAACGAGGACAGGAGCTGCCACTGGGACTCTTGGCTCTTGCCAGAAACTCCAAAGGCAGCTATACGGCTAAAGGGGATTTCCGCCCCTGTGGGGGTCTCCTTGTCGATCACTTGATCAACGCGGAGTACGAGTGGATCGGTGAGCATAGCTCAAACCTCCTATTCAGTTGTATGTTTGGACGCACCACGCGGTATGCGCTGCACGGCCAAAGCGCCAAGCGTTACCCACTGCATTCCAGCAGGCAACGAGAGCCCTCGCGGGCTGACGGGGGGCAATGTGGTGCTTACCACCCGCTCGTAGTATCGGCCATTCTTTATGTGGCCGATAGTCCGTACGTCAAGGGGTACCTGAGTGCTGTCGATATAAACACCAGCAAGCCCATTTTGGGATAGCTGCATGTTCCAGTCGTAAGTGACTGACTCGACAACCTTGGTAATCTCGACGTTGACTCCGAGTAGAGACTCGAAGTCGTACTCACTTAAAGTGTCCTTAATGAACGGGAGAAACCAATCCACACAAAAAGACAGTGTAGTATGGCTCCACCAATCCGTGGGGTCCCAACCTGCGCCCAGCATCTGGAGCATTGCCATCGTGTATTCAGCCTCGACTGGGAAGTCGAAGTGATACCGGTAGTCAACGCTCATGTGGTATTTCGCAGTTTTGGGATCCACCACGGGGAATAATGAGTAACCTATGGTAGCGGGACCGCCCTGTCCATCATGGACGTGAGGCACGGCCCTATCACCTTCGGAAACCCATCCCACGTGGTCTTCGCCTATGTGTAAGCGAAGTTCGCCCTCGATATTTCGGGGGCAGGAACACTTATCAAGGTGAAGGACTTCCACAGCTTTTGCTCGCAACAACTTGCCTTCCATCTTCCGGAAACGCAGGAAGCGTTCACGGAAAGATGCAATGCTAAGAAGTAGCGCCATAACATCCCTCACGAAAGGAATCAGCCCAAAAACAATACTCAGATATTCATCCGAGAACTGCTTAAGACTAATCTCTCCTCGCATGATGGCGAATAGCGCGACTAGCGCTCCTTTGAGACCGTTACCGGCTCGTAGGGCCCAGTCTCTCAGCGAACGCACGATGTTTCGCACGTCGCTAAGCTCGAGCAAAAAGACGACGAGGTTGAACCCGTCGTTGAACTTGGGGAAGACCTCCCTCATGGCAGAACGCCTTGCCGCTTTGATCGCCAAATTTTCCACGGGTAGTCCCCTAAGGGACAGTGGATCATAATGGGTGCTCAGAAGCGGTAGAACGCCAGCCATATTCGGGTAAAAGACCCCTGCGACCTCGAGCTTATGCTCTGAAGACGCCAGGCGAGGCCAGTCGACAAGCCCAGTGGGGTTAGTTACCATACCGGATTGGACCGCATTATAGCAGTTCCTCAACCCAAGCATGACATTCCCAACAGGGAAAGCGACAGGACACGCCCACTCCCATTCCAAGAGAGGGTACCGAAGCTGGAAATACCAGTACCAGTACTTTACCTCTTGGTTTGACCAACTAGCCGCGTCAGTTAATCCCGTGTGGAAAAAACCTAGCGGGGATGTTGGCGGATAGTCCTCGTACGTCACTCCGTTCTTCCGATTGGAGATAGCAACGAGGATACTATTGAGTGGGGCCCTCCATGCTGTGTGCCTACATGGATTGGCGAGGTTTATGTCCTTCATAATGGATGGTAAGCGGTCTTGCCGTTTAGCCACCCACAAAGGATTTTTCTCGTCATCCATAAATGACCAGCGAGTTACGACATCCGTGGATTCGATAGCATGCAATTGGCATGCATAATCGGTCACGTAGTCAAAATCGCCTGAGTACCCAGGGTCCTCCGCTTTAATCCCATATTTCTGGAACATCCAGCGGAAGAACTTCAAGGGTGCCTCACCGAATAACTCGCGGATCGTCGGATCACCCAGAGCGGGATTCCCCTGTTCCACAATCAGGTCCAGGCACTCTACATCCGATAAAGGACGCAGAACCAGGTTCCTGTGTTGATGGAAGGAAATCTTTGCGTGGGCTTTCGTCCGACCCAGAATCCATTCCGGCCTATGCCGAGTAGACACTATACACGGACCTCCGTGAGTAGTCAGACCAGGACATCCGGTCTAACAAAGACAGGATTGCATGACAACTGGTCACACACGGGTCACCACGACCCAGGGGCACTCTAGGAGTG